TCTCCTGGTCTCCTGGTCTCCTGGTCTCCTGGTCTCCTGGTCTCCTGGTCTCCTGGTCTCCTGGTCTCCTGGTCTCCTGGTCTCCTGGTCTCTTTACCTTGTTTTACTACCCTACCCACCCCCCGCAGGGTATTGATCGCACCCCACCGTCACGCCCGCCACCACCCCAAAAAATAAAAAGAATTATTTTTTATCAATATCAATAAAAAACCTATTGACACAATATTATTTCCATGATATTATCGACACATAGAAAGGAGTTGTGATATTATGAAAACGAAATTCAAACTAGGACAAATCGTAATGACAAGAGCCATCAACGACGACATCGCAGACAACAGTAAATTTGCAAAAGAGATTCTTGAATGTCTAGGAAGATATGCTAACGCAGACTTCTCAGATATGGAACACCAAGAGGACATTGATATGAATATAGCAGCCATCGAAAACGGCAACGATAGAATCTTTGCAACCTACAACACTTGTTTAGGTAAAATCTACATCATCACTGAATGGGACAGGAGCGTAACGACCATACTGTACCCGGAAGATTATTAGGACGTGATTCAGAATTAATATGCACCAGAAGCTTCGAAAAGTGGGCGTAAAACCAAAAAGCTACTACGCATTATAAAAATTATACGATTGGAGGAATCGACTATGAAGGTGGGATATGTTAGAGTTTCAACAACGGAGCAGAACACCGCAAGACAAGAATCTCTAATGGAGAGTTTGGGTGTAGAAAAAATTTATATTGAGAAAGTAAGTGGTAAGAGTAAAGACCGCCCGAAGTTACAAGAAATGATGAGTTTTGTCCGTGAGGGCGACACGTTGATAGTGGAGAGCATTAGTAGATTTGCTAGAAATACTCGTGACCTACTGGATTTAGTGGAGCAGCTTAAAAAGAAGAAGGTGGAGTTTGTAAGCAAGAAGGAAAATATCGACACGTCTACCCCCACCGGGCAGTTTATGTTGACTGTGTTCGGAGCAATGGCACAGCTTGAGAGGGATACCATTCTTGAAAGACAACGAGAAGGAATAGAGGAAGCAAAAAAATTGGGTAAATACAAGGGGCGAAAACCTATTCCTGTGGATGAGGACTTGTTTGCCGAACAATACAGATTGTGGAAAAATGGGGAAACTCAACCCAAATATATGATGAGAGTCCTTGGACTAAAACCTGCGACATTTTACAGGAGAGTGAAAGCGTACGAAGAAAAACATGGTATAATAAAATAAATAAGGGGTTAAATGTTATGAGAGAAATTAGATTTAAAGGATTTCACGAATGTAAAGACGGTGATACTATAATAATCGTTAACGGTAAAGAAAGACGAGGGAAGTGGGTATATGGCGCTTTTATCAACATACCGTGTTTTGTAAGAAAAATTCGAACAACTGTTCCATATGGACTTGAGTTCGATGTTGATGAGGATACTGTGGGAATTTTTACCGGTGCGTGTGATAAAGACGGCAAAGAGATTTACGAGGGGAATATAGTTGAATTTACTGTATTTTCCGATCCCCCGATGAGAGTTAAGGATGTTGTTGTGTTTTCAAATGGATGTTTTTGTTTGAAAAAGAGTGGTGAATTACTATATTCGAAAACAGTACCTTGTTTTGAACTAAAGGTTGTCGGGGATATGTGGAGTAATCCAGAATTATTAACAAGGAGCTGATATTATGAAAATAGGAGAAGCTATAAAATAGAGCGCCTTTGAGCGCCTTTCAAAAAAGGAGGCTCTTTTTTTGTGAATAGAAACATTAAAATAATAAACAAGCTGCAGAAAATCATATCCGAAAAACCCAATGAATATCAGGCCGTATCTGATTTATTCGAGATGGCTAGAATAATGGAACAAGACGATCCAAAACTAGCTCATTCTATCAATAAAGATTTACGCAATCTGATTCCTCAACAAGTACGGAATGATAAAAATGATTTGAATACCCGTGAGAAGTTCTATTTTCTGAATAAGCGTTGCCTACTCTTTGACGCTAAGGTGGATTTTGACGCCTATATGCAATATATCGAATACGATAGAGACCCAAAAAAGAGGTTTTACCTGCCTAGACGAAAACAGATATTCCCGATTGTTCAAGCCCTACAGGATTTAGAAGATGACGCTTTGGACTTACTTACAATCTCAATGCCCCCGGGGGTGGGGAAAACGACATTAGGAATATTCTTTCTCACTTGGGTTATGGGGAAGTATCCGGGATCATGTAATTTAGCTTCTGCCCATTCGAGTATGCTCACTAATAGTTTCTATGATGGGGTTCTCTCCATCATCACCGATCCCGAATATTTATGGGCTGATGTTTTTCCGGGGATTAGAATAGTCGGAACCAACTCAAAAGAAGGAACTGTCGATTTAGAGAAACGGAAACGATTCAAAACGTTAACCTGTCGTTCGATAGATGGGTCGCTCACCGGTGCCACCCGTTGTGAAAAGTATTTATACGCTGACGACTTGGTGAGCGGTATTGAGGAAGCTATGTCAAAAGATAGGCTGGATAAATTATGGGAGAAATACACTAACGATTTGAAATCAAGAAAGAAGTTGGGCTGTAAAGAAATCCACATTGCAACCCGCTGGTCGGTACATGATGTTATTGGTAGGTTAGAAAGACAGTACGAAGGTGACCCAAGAGCTAGGTTTTTGTCCTTCCCTGCTCTTGATGAAAATGACGAGAGTAATTTTGACTATATGTACGGAGTAGGGTTTAATACAAAATACTTTTGGGACATGAGAGATAGCTTAGATGATGTTTCTTGGAGATGTTTGTTCATGAACGAACCTATCGAACGTGAAGGGTTGCTATACCGTGAAGATGATTTAAGAAGATACTTTGAACTGCCCCAAAGCGAACCAGACGCTATCATTGCTGTGTGCGATACAAAAGACAGAGGAACAGACTACGCTTTCTTACCCGTAGCCTATGTATATGGAGAAGATTATTATATCGAGGATTGCATATGCGATAATGGGACTCCCGAAATAGTAGACGCTAGGTTAGTGGATATTTTACTAAGACACAACGTGCAAATGTGTAGATTTGAAAGCAACTCGGCGGGTGGCAGGGTAGCTGAAAAAGTACAAAAAGAAATAAAGTCTAAAGGTGGAATAACCCATATTACTATCAAATACACCACTCAAAACAAGGAAACCAAGATAATAGTCAATTCCCCGTGGGTAAAAGAGCATTGTTTATTCAAACATTCGAGCGGCTATCAAAAATCAAGTGATTATGGGAGGATGGTGAATCTATTATGTATGTGGACGATGTCGGGTAAAAACAAACACGACGACGTGCCAGACGGGATGGCTATGTTAGCTGAATATGCTCAATCGCTAGACGGGGCAAAGGTGGAAGTATTCAAAAGACCATTTTAACTATATGTAGTATATTTACCACTTGACACATACTGTATATTGTGCTATGGTATATATGTAGAAAAGTATATAAAACTATTTTTATAAAAATTAGAGCGTAATCGCTTGGGTGCATTAGACACCGGAGAGACTACGCTTGTCTTATTTTTGGGGGAGCTGTGATGATTGAAAGTATTTTCAACACGGTTGAGTCGTGAATTCGAGGAAATTATTTTAGTTCCGATAGCGGACTCTCATGACTCAGACGCTTTCGCTGACGAGAAGTATGTTGAGGATAGAGTTAAGTTCATTAAGGAGACCCCGAACGCTTTCGCCTTATTGAACGGTGATCTTATGAACATGGCAACTAAAAATTCTAAAAGCGACGTGTATGCTGATAAATATAGCCCCGATGAACAACTGGATCGCTGTATAGAACGGTACTATCCGATACGAGATAAAATTTTAGGCGTGAACGAGGGGAACCACGAACGACGAATATCGAGAGATACGGGTATTCAAGTAACAAAACGTTTTGCTAGAGAGTTGGGAATTGAAGATAGATATTCCCCTTCTGGCTTATACATCATTCTACGCTGTGGGCAAGTCAGAAACAAGATTCGAGAAAGCAACGGTAGCGGAAGAATACGCCAAATATGCTACACGATTTATATGACCCACGGGACAAGGAGTGGTAGAAAAGCTGGTAGCAAGGTAAACGCTCTTATTGAATTGTCGAACATAGTTGCCGCAGATGTATACATCCATTCACATTCTCATCTAGGGGCGATTATACCCGGGGTAATGAATGTGCCGGATTTAAGAAATGACAAGATAAAAATTAACGACACCTTGTATGTAAATACAGCAGCATCACTGGATTACGGCGGATATGGCGAAATAGGAGAATATCAGCCTGTCAGCAAGAAATCCCCGATAATCTATCTGTGTGGAACGAAGAAATCAATGGATGCT